TCGCGCTTTGCAGGCTGCTTACGAAGAGACAGCGCAGCGCGTCGGCCTCATGCCCTACCAATTACAGGCGATAACTTGGCGCGTATGGCGGGACCGGCACGGCATCAAATAATGCCAAATCGGCGACACTATAAAACGGCTAATTCATTCGGAGTCGTGCTGTTCTGTTCTGTGGGGGACACGGGAACGGGCGCGACGGATCGGCGGCGAGTCGCGGGGCCAGTCGATCATCAACGAATCGGCAAAAATGTTTTGCGTTCTGCAAATAACATGCCATGATTCAAACAGCTTCCGCAGCAGCGGGGGCGGCTAGCATGTAAGGAAAGGGATTTATCATGCTTGATCTTGTAACGACTAACGCAGCCGCTAGGCACTTTGAACAAGGGGACATGTTTGGGGCGAGGCATAACGACCCGAGCGATGTTTCACTTTACGAGCAATTTGCCGGAATCAAAAAGGTGCCGATCGAGGCATTGGTGCCGGTAAAACTTGCCGGGGATTATTTGGAGCCGGACCAAACGGTGGAACGACCGCAGCGGATGGATAACTATTTTGCGCTTATGAATACCGAGACCAACGCGCTTTTAGATACTCGTCCGATCTCCCGGCATTATGCCTTGGTTCCTCATGCTCCGGTTTTCCGGGAACAAGCCGCGCAGCTTGCCGCTAGTGACATGCCCACAGATAATGTCGAAGTTCTCGACCGCGTCTATGGTCACGGTAAGAGGGTGCATCGCACGATCATTTTCCATGATCTTCAGAGGGTGATCACGAACAAGGGCGGGATACAAGATGCCGTCCGCTGCCGGATGGATATTTTCAACTCGGTGGATATGTCATGGGCCTTTCAGATATTCTCCGGGGCCTATCGCGACCTTTGCCGCAACACACTGGTTTTCGGTGGGCAGAAGGCATATCACCAGCGCAAAATCCACAAAGGGGATATTTCGCCGGAAGCTATGATTGCGAAGGCAACCAACGGCCTCGAACACTGGACGCAAAACAGTGAACAGATGGAACGGTGGCAATCTATCGGCATGTCCGACAAGGAATTTGCCGATATCTTGAAAGAGACCATCTGTCACAAGAAGACACGCGCAGCCGACGTTGAGGCAAAGCTAGCGATTAACGAACGCCGGTTAAACTGGTTGCTCGAACGGTTCAATGAAGAAAAGGCAGAACTGGGGTCAACTATGTGGGGCGCTTATAACGCGCTTACCCACTACGCCACGCACCTGCCTATGAGCCGGGAAAGCAATACTAACCGCGAGATGGTAGCAAGCCGCCGGAATAACGAGGTCCGGACTGTGATCGACTCGCCGAGCTGGCGTTATCTCGAAGAGGTGGCCGCTTAACATGGATGAACTAGAGGGGGCATATCTCTTTTACCGATGCCTTGTGATCATCGCGATCATCTTGGCTCTTGTCATAATCCTTTAGAAAGGGGAAACGAAAATGACGAACATTCCGAAAGACCTTATTAAGCGCCTTGTAACCTTGGCGGATGACTTTGAAGACGCTATTCGGGCTGACGAAAGGAAGCGCATCGCGGCAAAGTTTACCGCAGCCGAGCCAGTAGGGCAGGAGACGCTTTACCCGATCACTGGCTTGCATGGTGAGCCGCTGCACGAAGTAGCCCCGCAGCCGGTCAAGGTATCCACCAAGAAGATGCCGCCTTCCTTGGCAAAGGTCTTGCGCGTTCTCCGCGCCCGGACCTATGGCGTGACTGCCGCAACCCTTGCGAGGGAATGCGACACGACCAAGGGCGCGATCCTGAAGCGCCTGTCTGATCTGCGGCAGCGCGGCTATGTGATCGAAAAGGGCCGGACCACCCGGTTCCGCATCGTGCAATATAGGCTTGCCGCAAATCAGTGAATGAGGCATAAACAAGGGGCCGGGGCGTTTCCCGGCCTCTATCAACGTCTAGGAAACAAGGAAACAGTGAAATGATCGTAACCATCGCAGCACAAAATCGCAGCTATAACGAACACACCCCGGAACTGAAAGCCACTCGCAGGAAGTTTAAAGATTGGGACTGCTTCACGCTTCATGGCACCGATGCCGACGGGAATAAGTTTAAGGTGGAGTTTCATCTAGACAGCGGCGCAGCCTTTGAGATGGCGACCGAATTCGCTTACGACCACCCGGACAACCCACGCAACCAGCTTAAAGAAGACTGAACTAGCCTAACCAATTCCTCCCAACTTAGCCCCGGCCTTAGCGCCGGGGTTCTTTTTTGCCTAGATTGCGGATATATGCGGAACATGCTGGCGGGAAAGGAAAACCGCCACTGGGGGTGTGCGCAAATCGTAAACCAATCCGCAACCCTAAATCGTTACCCATACGCCAAATAAGACATCGCGCGCATATCACGGGCGCGTCACGGGCTGTCTGTTTTGCATGTGTGGGGTTTGTGTGGCGGGTTCTGGCCGGTCTTGTCCTTGCCGATGTCGAAAAGCAAAACCAAAACTCTATATTTTCTGCGGGTGCGCGCGCACGAAGGGCCACCGGGGGGTGGTGGCACTGAGGCTAGCAGCACCGACAGCAATTTGTGGATTTGAGAGTTACCCGTATGAGATAAAAACAGTGCCCTACACATGTCCAAAACAGTGTGTATATAGACCCCGGCGGGTAGTACCCTCATTCTACATACGGATTCGCGACTTGTCAAGCCTTTAAATTTTTTTACTTGACAATTATTTGACACATACACATAATATGGGTGTAGGTTCGCTCACATATTAGCGCATCTCGCCACCTTCACTGTTTTTTCACACGGGAATGACGGCTTTCGGTGGGCTACAGCCTACACCTATCACTGATTCGGTGCATAATATGAACCTTCTTCCACAACAAAAGAAGAAAGAGCGGGAACTTACGCCCCAACAGGTGCAGTTTCTCGACATTCTCTTTGAAAATGGCGGCAATGTAACCGCTGCAGCTATCGATGCGGGATATTCCCGTGGTTCTGCAGGCTGGTTACGCAAGAATCTAGCAGACGAGATAGTAGAACGCACAAAAGACATACTGTCTGTGAATGCTATGAAGGCTGCAACCCGTCTAATCAGTACGATAGACAATCCTATGCCGGAACGAGGGGACGATCTGCGTCTAAAAGCTGCGGAGTCTCTTTTAAACCGCGTAGGAGTGAAGGCACCGGAAGAAGTGAACCACAATGTGCAGGCCGTACACGGGGTCGTACTGCTTCCACCCAAGAATGATGTAGTGATCGATGGATGAGAACCAGCCTGCGTGGCTAAAACGGGCTATGAATCCGAATACGCCAACGACAAGTAAGAACGAAACAGTGCAGACTATCGACTTTGAGATGGATGGTGTGCTGTATATCGCACCCACTCTGCGTATGGGTAAAGAGGGTTTAGTCCGTCTCTCCCGCAAAGAAGCAGAGGATGAGGCCATTCGTCGTGGAGATGCTATGCGTGTGCCAAAAGGGATGACGGGCACTGAATTCTCTAATTTCATCAGCGACACAATAGATGATGCAAGGAAGCACCGTGGAAGAAAAGCAGGATCAAGCGCCGAAAAAGCGCGGTAGACCTAAAAAAGACCCGAATGCGCCCAAAGCCGCATATAACCTGTCTACAAAGGAACGTGCGAGACGTGCAACGCAGAAACGTCTCTCAGCAGCCAAAAAGAAGGCAGCAAAGACATCTCAAGCAGCAGCGGATAGAAAACAGTATGCAAAGACACTTGAAAAAAGCGCAGCTAAAGTTGAAAAAGCTCTGCAGGGCACTGACTCTGCCACAATCGATCTTGGGGATTTGGATGCTTTGCCGGACGCAGTGTCAGAGCTTGTGGGCGAAAGCGAAGTCGTATTTCAGCCGAATGATGGCCCTCAAACAGACTTTCTCAGCGCGAGTGAAAGAGATGTTCTCTACGGCGGCGCAGCCGGGGGTGGTAAATCTTTCGCTCTCTTGGCCGATCCTCTTCGCTTCTGTCACAACCCTAATCATCGTGGGCTTCTTCTTAGGCGTACTCTTGACGAGCTAACTGAACTGATTGACAAGTCACGCCAGCTATATACAAAGGCGTTTCCCGGTGCGAAGTTCCGTGAATCGAAGTCAACATGGGTGTTTCCGTCCGGCGCAACGATTTGGTTTACGTATCTAGACAGGGACAAGGACGTCACTCGTTTTCAAGGACAGGCGTTCAACTGGATTGGCATCGATGAAATTACGCAGTATCCTACGCCCTACGTTTGGGACTATCTGCGTTCTCGCCTTCGTTCTACTGATAGTGAACTCCAGCAACACCTGTACATGCGCTGCACAGCCAACCCCGGAGGAGTGGGTGGTTGGTGGGTCAAGAAGACTTATATTGAAGGAGTCGAACCCAACGAGCCTTTTGCTGCATTCGACATAGATACCGGAAAAGAGTACCTGTGGCCGGAAGGTCACGAGAAAGCAGGTCAGCCGCTCTTCCTCCGTAAATTTGTACCAGCGCGGTTGACCGACAATCCCTATCTGTTAGCAGACGGCCAATACGAGGCTATGCTCAGATCGCTCCCGGAAGTCGAACGGAAGAGACTTCTTGAAGGGGATTGGGACGTGGCGGAGGGAGCGGCCTTCCCCGAATTTTCAAGATCACTGCATGTGGTCGAACCTTTCGATTTACCGACCAACTGGCCTCGCATCCGCGCAGCGGATTACGGCTACGCTGCACCGTCCTGTGTTTTGTGGGGCGCAATCGATTGGGACAATAATATTTGGATATACAGAGAATTATACCAAAAGCACTTGACAGCCGAAGAACTGGCGGATAAAATACTAGAAGCGGAACAATTAGACCCGCTACCCCACTACACTGTTTTGGACTCGTCGTGCTGGAATAAGACCGGCTTCGGTCCATCGATAGCAGAAGTGATGATGCGACAGGGAGTGCGCTGGACGCCTTCCGACAGAAACAGAATTCAAGGAAAGATGGAAGTTCATCGACGGCTGGCTAAAGAGCCATACAGCGGTGAACCCCGTCTGCGTATCTTTTCTACGTGTACTAATATCGTCAAACAACTCGCAGGAATTCCCCTGTCCAAAACAAACAGTGAAGACGTAGATACTAAGGCTGAAGATCACGCCTACGACGCCCTTCGCTACATGATGATGACACGAATGAGCGGATACGCATCTATACATCAACAGCTTGGTGCAATCAAGAACCAAGTATATCAAGTTCAAGACGAAGTATTCGGATACTAATCGATGGCACCTGCAGGCGGTTCTACATCTAAAATCTTAGAAATAGGCTTCGATCCGGATACGATGCGTCTGGATCGTCTCGTTGAATTGTACATTGAAAAATCGGGAATGAGTAAAGATTCGGGCAGTGCTATGCGCAGCACCTTTAATCATCCTGCATTTGCACCGTATAAAGAAGAGCCTGTAATCAAATTTATTGAAAGTGCCCTAGACTTAGATCAGCAGGGCATGGCGTCTAATCCACTCACTGTACTGTTTGATGATCCTAAAAGTTCAATAAACAAAAAGAACAAAGCCCTAAGTCACGTACGGAATATCGAAAAGAACGTAGCCCATCAGCTAAAAATTCAAAAGAAACTGGGTAAATATGCAGACTCCGGCGGTGTTCCTGCCCTAAGTGAAACCGTCATTAAACCGGAAAAAGCGCCTGCGCGATCAGCTAAGATCAGCTTCAATCCCACTAAGATGGGAGAGTTTCAAATGAAGCTGCTAGACTACGCTGCGGCTAATCCGAGTGAAGCGCATGTTGTCCGGGCTATCTTTGCAAACATGTACTTAGGTTTCCGTCCGGGCGAAGTGACGCAGATGCCTGCAGACGCATTACATGCTGCGAAAAAAGGCAGTGTGTCTCCGGGAATATTCATCCCACCCGCACTCACTAAGATGAATGCGCCTATCAACATTCCTGCCAATCCATACGTAACAGGAATCATCGCTTCTCAGATGCAGTCTAATATTGCTATCGGAGAGAACGTGCCGGATGTCATGTTTCTTGACGACAAGGGCAAGCCTATCCCGAACGGCAAGATTACTAAAGTATTGCAGAACATTGGTGAGGTAGATGGCATCCTGTTTGACAACGAAACAGGAAAAGGCATCAACAGGCTTACTTCGGCGTATGACCTTCGTCGTATATTTGCTACTGCAGCCTTCTTCAAGAATTACAGTCTTGTCGAGGCCGGACGAGCAGTGGGCCGTCCTATCAAAGAGCAAGCAGGCGCACAGGCTATTTACGCATCTATGGCTCCGGGCATATACTCGCAGGAGCAGTTCAAGCCCGTCATGGGCGTTGGTACGTACTACTGGGAACAGCTTGGTGAAGCTATGGGACTGCCTCCGGGTGACATCCTTGCTCCCGATCAAGATATCGTAAAAGCCTATATCGATGCAAAAGCACAAAGTCAGATTCCTGCAAGCGCGCTGCGTAGCGGACCCTTGGCTGACGTGCTGCGCTTCACTAATTACGAACCTATAATCGACGCAAATAAAGCTATCGCTGTTTTGCCTTCTCCCTTCACCGCTGCAGGCGAAGTCATTGAGGGCGAAGTTACTGATGTAACAGGTCGCGGTCCTGTCACGGACATGTCTATGGATGACGTGTTCGAGTCACTGAATGAAGCGATTGACGAGGACAACGCACAGAAAGCTCTGCCTGCACCGGAAGCCGAAGCTCCCGAAACCGATCCCGATGATCCGAACAAGCCAAAAGGCGTAGGCAAGAAGGTAGCAGGAGCGGCTACGGCTGCGGCAACTATACTAGCATCCGGTGCAGCAAAAGCAGCACCTGTGGTAGGGGTGGCTATGTTGCCTTCTCGTGTTCAAGAGCTTCAAGACAGATACGGACTCACACCTGCTATGGCAGCGGCACTCGCAGCAACAGAAGAAGCCGTTGCCCCCGTGGGCGTAGCGACAGCGGTTGGGGAAACTGCCTACGACTTAGGTAGCCTCGCTGCAGACGAAATCGGAGAGGCGGCAAAAGAGTCGTTCGAAGAAGAAACAAACACGCCTCTCACTGATAGAAACTTAACTAGAGCAATCACTTCACAAATTTCCGGAGGGCGTTTCTCGTTTTCTTCCGGCGGTTTCATAAATAAGGGAGAGTAACATGAACCTCAATATGGGTGAAGGGTACATTATGAACGCAGACAAGACGTCGGTTGATGATCAGATGGGTGCAGACAAGCTGTACCGTGAAGGTCTTGAATTCGACACCAAGACTGCCCAAGGTGTACTCACAGAAGACATGCCTAAGAAGCAGTCTAAAACTACCGTCGATGGTTCTGTATTCAGCATGGCTGAACAGCGCGACTATTAAAGGGTAATTTCATGGAAGATAGGTTTCTAGAACCTGCGGACGATGAACCCGTAAACATCGTATCCCCCGAAGATCAGATGCCGAACTTGGCGGAGTATATCCAAAAGAAGTTCGAAGATTCTGAAAACGGCAGGTATGCCTACGAACAGCGTTGGCTGCAGGCATACAAGAACTTTAGGGGTATTTACGATTCTTCTACGCAGTACCGCGATTCAGAGCGGTCTAAGGTCTTTATCAAGATCACGAAGACAAAGGTACTTGCTGCATACGGCCAAATCGTAGACATCTTGTTTGCTAACAAGAAGTTTCCCATCGTTGTAGAACCTACTCCAGTACCCGAAGGTGTGGCAGAATTTGCCCACCTAAAAACTCCTGTAGATGACCTCGTTGATCAAGAGGCTCCACAAGACCCTTACGGGTTTGCAGGAGACGGCAGAGAACTAGGACCGGGGGGACTCTTCGCACAAGAGAAGCCTACGGACTTTTTGGGAGCGTACAAAGACGACTTTGCAAACTCCCCTGTCGTTGAGGGTCCGGCACGTCTAGGCGAACCACAGTTTTCTCCTGCACAGAAGTCGGCTCTTCAGTGTGAAAAGATCATTCACGATCAGCTTATCGACACGAATGCTACTACAGTAATTCGTAAGAGCATCTTTGAGTCCGCTCTTCTAGGCACAGGCATCGTAAAAGGCCCACTGAATATGTATAAGCGTATTCACCGCTGGGAGGACAACGGTGCGGGACGTGAGTACAATCCCTACGAGAAAGTTGTTCCCCGCGTAGAACACGTCTCTATTTGGGATTTCTACCCCGACCCTGCCGCCACAGCTATCGAAGGTTGTGAATATGTGATTGAGCGTCACAGGATGAACCAGCAACAGTTGCGCGGCCTGTTGCTTATGCCGCATTTTAGGTCAGAGGCTATTGAAGCCGCTATAGTCAACGGACCTAACTATACGGACAAATACTTCGAAGATACCATCCGAGAAGATGAAACAGAGGCGTACTATAACGAGACTCGCTATGAGGTGATGGAATACTGGGGCGTTATCGACGCAACTATGGCTTCCGCTGTAGGCGTGGACCCCGATGATATTCCGGATGACCTCACGCAAGTACAGGTCAATGCGTGGATTTGTGGTAACGAGGTTCTTCGTTGCGTAGTCAATCCTTTCACTCCGTCCCGTGTCCCCTACTTTGCTATGCCCTACGAAATCAACCCCTATCAGATTTGGGGCGTCGGCGTAGCAGAGAACATGGAAGATGCACAGATGCTGATGAACGGTCACGTTCGTATGGCAATCGACAACTTGTCGCTGGCAGGTAATCTAGTATTCGACGTAGACGAGGCTTCTCTCGTTCCCGGTCAGAACATGGATATCTTCCCCGGCAAAATCTTCCGACGTCAGTCGGGTGTGACAGGAACCGCTATCAACGGACTCAAATTCCCGAACACTGCCCCCGAAAACATTCAGATGTATCAGATCAGTCGTCAGCTTGCTGATGAAGAGACGGGCCTTCCGTCTATCATGCACGGTCAGACAGGTGTTTCCGGAACAGGCAGAACCGCTGCAGGTCTGTCTATGCTCATGGGTGGCGCAAGTCTGTCTATGAAGACTGTCATCAAGAACGTAGACGATCATCTTCTCAAGCCTCTTGGTGAAGCATACTACCAGTGGAACATGCAATTCAATGACGACATGCTGGATATCGGGGGCGATCTAGAGATCAAGCCTCGCGGTGTAGCGTCTGTCATGCAAAAAGAAGTACGCAGTCAGAGACTGATCGGACTTCTGCAAACCGTGTCCAATCCTATGCTAGCTCCCTTCATTAAGATTCCAAACCTTATGAGAGAGTTGGCTATATCGCAGGATATCGATCCGGACAGCTTGGTGAATAACGTAGACGAGGCACAAGTTTACGCTCAAATGTTGCAAGGGATGATGGCAAATGCTCAACAAGGAACAGGCGAGGGCGGTGGCCCCGCTGGTCAACCACAGCAAGGCATGGCAGGGGCTGGAGGACTACCTCAACAGCCTCAAGGAAATGACGGTGCAGGCACTGATGGTGGCGCAATCGGAGTCGGAACTGCGCCAGTTGCAGGGGAAGATGGTTTTACTGGAAACGCTCCTCAAGTTGAAGAGTAACCACGCGGCAGTTGTAAAGGCGAACACAGATGGGAATATATAACTGGTATCACGGAACACCTACGGACAATTCTCCTTCTCCGTCTGATCCTGCGCCTACGCCCGATCCGACTACGGACCCGGACGCCTCTTTTCCTGTAGAACAGGAGGGAGGTATGAGCCGTCCCGATGGGCGTCCGATTGACATTCATAAGTTTTCTAAAGGCGTTGTTCAAAAAGACGGCACCTATAAAAGACAGTTTACTATCGTAACTGATCTTTCCGGCGTGAAGTACAAATCATTAAATGATTACTTGAAAGCTGAAAAGCTGGGAGATAGAAGCGGTTTCTTCTCCGGTACAGACTTTAGCCAGCCTTACGATTCTACTAAAGCTCGTGCCGCCGAAGGTGTGGTGGGAATGACAGGGGCAGAAATTTTAATGCCTTTTGCAGGAGCATTCTTAGGTGATTCGCAGGCCATAATGGACCCCACTGGATTAGGAAATAGATACATACCTTACGGCGGGGCAGGCAATACTCTTGCTAGTATGGCTATCGATCAAGAGTACAGAGCTATATACGAGATTGCACAGTACCGCAAAAATGCAGCCAATATAGGTAAAGACGCTGGCTTTGTTATGAACGTCGGCGGTATCAACATATACCGTAAGCCGGGGGATAAAGGGTACAGTGGTCAGTTAGATCGTATCGGCTTAGATCAACAGGGTGCTAGGAACCTAGAAATTTTCGGAAAAGGTATCGTCCACGGCCAAGCAGTTGCTAATGCTATTCTTAGTGGAGAAGGCGTATCAGACGATATGATCGCAAAGATTGGCGGCGACAGGGTGATTTTGGAAACTGTCAATGGCGGATACTTTTTGAATGGTAATTTTTCCAGTGGAACTCAGACTTCCGGTGGCGGCTATATGGAAGACTTAGACGCGGTTGCTATGAGCATGTTTTCCGCAAACGGTCAACTAAGCCTAGCACAAGCAAAAGTGTTTGCTAGTAGCTGGCGCGCAGCAGCTAAGGGGATGTCCGGATTTTCGGGACGAAACGCTACCACTCAAGAACTGATTGCTAATTTGCAGTCCTTCCAAAAGCAGGCTAGCGATTATGCGGCAGAGCAATCCTCGCAAAAGGCGGCTGCAGCGCAAGATAAGAGCGGTAGCTTTGTAGATAACATCCTAGCAGGGAAGTATGATACTGGCCGACAAGCTATGGAAGAGTTTTTCCGGGAGCGTGATCAAGGCAATGAAGATGCCGCTAATGCTGCACTAGACAGAGCGACAAAAGCAAGTAAAGAAGCCGAAAAGCAGATGGCCGACGACATTGCAGAGTCGTATTCTGACTTTGGCGAAGACGATTTTAACTTCGGCTACGCGGCGGGTGGCGAAGTCCCCGAAGATGATGTCGATGCTCTGATTGGCAGCAACGAAATGATTCAGTCCGAAGGGGACGAGTCCGGATTTGTTGGACGGCCACCGTCGCAAGTGACTGATGCAGAGTCAGTTGCCGATGACAAAGAGATGGTAGCTAAAGAAGAGGGCATGGTCCTCAACGCCGAAGCGGTGAAACTTGCAGGCGAACAAGATATAGCCGCCATGATCAAAGAGGCAGACGACTACCTTCGCAAGAACGGCGAAGAGGTAGAGGACACTCGCGAGGCTACAAATATTCGCATTTCCGAAGGCGAGGTGTACATCTCTCCGCGTCATGCTGACGTAATCGGCAGATCACGTCTTCGCAAAATCAACGACAGAGGCATCCCCAAGACTGAAGAGAAGCTGCAGAAGGCGGCTAAAGGCGGAAGCGTGGGCTATGCTACGGGGGATGAAGTACAGGGCTTTATAGATCAACCCGGAGAGATATCTGACACAGGTGATGCACCTCGTATGAAGACAGAAGTTCCGGAGGGTGACCTCGAACTGTTTCGTGGATACTTAGGAAAGAAGGGTCGTCACGTACGTGCTGACGTAGAGAACCTTATTGATAACCTCTCTGAAAGAGGCAGGCTGGCTTTGTTGATGCTGACCGAGACTACAGCCCTTGCTGATCCGCTGGAGAGCATGGAAGCAGTAGGACAAGTCGCAGTAAACAGAATGAACACCAACGATCCGGACTTCGATGATGTTAATACCATTGTAGACGTTCTGAAACAGCGCAGCACAGGCCGTGGCAGCGGATCGAAGATGTTTCAGTTTGATGGCCTAGAGCCTACCAGCGTCAAGAAACGCTTAACAGAAATTATGGGCGGCGGACGGGCAGCAATAGACAAAATTTACAGTGCTGCAGACAACGTGATTTCTATGAACCCTAGGCTGGGCGG